GGGTCACTGGAACTTCTTGTTGGACTTTCGGTTCCATTGTGTAGGAGAACCCACTCTGGGACTTAAGTTGCTCTAACAGTCTCTTTTTAGCATCACTAAGATCCCTATCCGTTTGTTCAGGTGTAGCATCTTTCCAATTAACATTCTCCTTTACTGTATTCATTTGTTCATTGCCAATAAGGGCAAGGAATCCATTCGATCTACTCGTAGCAGTATACATTGCCCTTCTTATCTCCTCAGTATTACTTATATTGGCCCCCATTAAAATATCCGGATAACTGATAGCAACATATACTTCTCCCCGCCTCTGTCCCTGTATGGATGTTAGTTCATCTTTTCCGGTAGGTTTCGTAATATCCATTTTTATTTTAAATACATTCTTGTTATCCTCAGAGATACCATATTTATCCTTTAACTCTTTTCGAATATCTTTATCGTCTTCCAGGATAACTAATGCCTTATCTGGTTTCTCGCTCTGAATAAAAGCACCAATAACATCTTCCAATTTAGTATAATATCTTACACCCCTTCTGTCCCCTTGAGAATCTACTTCATCGTACACTAAGGGAAGTTCCCTCATGGGAGTTCTAATATTTGTATGCTTAAAGGTCCTTGCAACATCATCTATCAAGGGTACATCAGAAGAGTATTTCTTCATTACAGGATTTGTACGTATCCCTAATTCTTCTGCAAAATTCCCATTGCTAATTCCCCTGTTATTGTTCATCTGAGAATCATCTCCCAGAAAAACCATTCTTACACCCTGCTGATTAAAATATTCTTTTATCTTCAAAGTCTCATTATTATTTATTAGCGAAGCCTCATCCCATACTAAATAATCATATGCATTAATTTTATCTCTAATACTCTTACTTTGAAATATTTGATTCGTTGGAAAATAATCAAGGGTTAGATTATTAATTCCACGGAAAGTTTCATAAAGATCATTCAAGTTTAAAAGAGATATTCCTACAAGTCCTAATGTGTGTTTTGTGTCAGATATATAAGAGAGGATTTTAAAAGCCTCTGCCCCTATCTGTTTTGTCTTTCCTGTACGAAATTCTCCACGGACAAATAATACATTATCCATGGCTCTTGCATACATTACTTTTAATGCAGAAGAACTTGTTATTTTATTAGGATGTTCCTGTTCAATCTCCAGTAAAGTATTAAATGTATCTGCCAAGAAGTTATCTTCATTATTCAAAAATGACACAATAAGATCTGACGACCTCATTTGTTCATAGGTGGAGAGTTTATCTTTTATATTTTTAGTATCTGATAAATACTTTATTCTTCCATTATGAAGTGTCATTGGATCAATACCAATAGAGGTAAAAATAAAGTTCATCAAATAAACATACCCAGTATCATTTGTCAATAATTCTGTTTGCCCAATTCCCATTAAGTCATCCAGATAATCATTGGAGATAAAGTCTTTTGCTTTGAAATATATCTGTAATGAAGTATAGGATTTACCATCTAATAACTTAGTAAGATTCTGTTTGGTTAAGAGAATTTTCTTATTATCAAAGATCATCTTTCTTGCCTGTAATACCTTCCTGTGATTTTCTGATAATATATTCCTTACTTTTGGAGAGATATCGGGAGAGTTTTTAATTATATCATCAAACTCCTCGATAGATTTTACAAGTTCGACAAACTTCTCATCCTGGAAAATATCTGTCATCTTAAGTAAAACATACTTAGATAAATTAGATTCCACTAATTCTCTTTTCTGTTGATATGCACTATCATTCTTTAATGCAGTCTCAATGTCTTTATTTAATCCATCCAACTTAGATAATGAGATTTTTAGTGACTTAGTTCCATCATTTGTTATATTATCAGTTATTGGTTCATCCGTAGTAGATAAATGATTTTTAACAACTGGATTCTTTAATAATTCACCCCCTACACGTAATACATCAATATTCCGTTGTGTCCTACCAATAAGTTTATTTACATTGGCCTCCTCACTTTTTAGGTCGGTATCTGCGAAATCATTCTTTTTCTTTTCGTCTAAATCCTCTAATGCTTTTTCAATATCCTTATAATAATAATCTTCTGTAAAATCATCTTGTAATTTTATATTGGGAGATGCGGTTGTAATTTGAGAATATGCATTTGAAAGTTCCGGAATAATATTATTGATATCTGTACGAAGAGCCAGATCCTCTTTTGTAAGATTTTCATCATCAATAAGATTACTTCTCTCGGATAACTTCTTGTTAAGATCTTCTAATGCAACATTAAAAGACTCTATTGCTTTTTGTTTAAGATTGGTAATATTTGCAGATGCTATACTCTGATTGATCAATGTAGCCGTATGAGCCATCTGTTCTTTTATCTTCTTTGCGGAAGTAATATTTGTAGATAAATCTATATTGGCAGTTTGGACACCACTAAGTACTTTTGAAATAGACTCCTCATTGTCAGTGGAAGTCTTCCTTATAGCTTCATTCTGTTGTAAACGTACCTGTTCATACTTCTGTTTCTCTATATTACTATCTCTATAAGTGTCATATAAATTATCATACATACCAGAATCATATCGAATCTGGAAGAAGGCATTATATTGGTCACTCCCTTTTACTGGTGGAGTAATCCCTTTATCTTTAAATGTCTGTCGTATCTCTGTATCAATGGCATCAATTCTTGCATATTCATTTTTTAACTTATCATTATATGCCTTGCTAAATAGTTGACCTTCATTTTCCGGAAGGATTATTTCATTTAATTTCTGTTGGGAAAATGCTATACCATCGGTAAGTTCTTTTATTTTTACCTGATCGACCTGTGTTTGTTCCTGTTTACCAAGAATAGTTTTAAGTTCATCTTTCTTTGCTTCTATATCCTTAGCATATGTAAGCCCTTCTTTTACCCAGTTTACATCATTTGCAACCGCATCTAATGCCTGTGGAGACCGTAATCCATATTTGTCTCTCAGTTCTGCCATGTACTGTATCTTATTCTTTGCCTGTTCATATGCAAAGTCATTCTGAGTAGAAACTTTTCCTTTTTTATCACTTGTAATTACATTTCCCTTTTCATCCAGGAAATCTTCACCCATCATATTAGCCTTGTGGGCTATTTCTAATGCCTTATAGATCTCTCCTTCTTTTCCTTCTGCAATATATTGACTAAGATTATTGTCTTGTATCTTGGAACGGAATTGACCAACTCCACCAATAGCACCCCCAAAGAACCCTAATACATATCCCTGCCATAATCCCTGTGGAGCTTGTTTTGCCATATTTCCTGCAAGTCCAATAGAGGGATCATATTCATTAAACATACCCTCTCCCGGTTTAGCATTAGGATCATCTTTTAATGCCAGATAGTCATTGACGGTCTGTACCATATTCTGTAACGGGTTTGCTACAGCTTCCTCTTCCCCTTCTTCGGTTGCGATAGATAGTATCCTCCCCATTCTTGTCCCAGGATTTTTAATAACATCATCATAGTATTTGGCAATACCAGAGATGACTTTTTTTAATCCTACTTTACGTTGACTTTCTGTAAGTTCTGAAACTGTTTTTACTCCAGCTTCTTTAAGATTTCCAGATAGTTCTTTTATGGCAATTTCCCTTATAGCTTTTCTGGACATAACATAATCAAATCCCCTGGTAACAAGTTTGGGACCCAAGATAGTTTCAGTAAGGCCCTCAATACCTCCTACAATAACTGCCTCGCTGGCAAGTCTTAATGGATCTATCCCCATGGCCTTTCCTGCTTGCATATATCCATCTGCTGACATAGCACCAAACACTCCAAAAGAAGTAATGTAGTTCTCCATAAGGGCACTAGCAACTCTTATTGTTGCACGTACACCTACCTGAGCTGCCTGTACGGTAAGTAATTGTCCCGCTACCTGCATAATGGCATTAACCGTTGAGGGAACATTAGTAAATGGTTGTTGTTGTGCCTCCTGACTAACCCCCATTGTCATAACTCCAGCCTCATTCTGTATCGTCCTGCCCAAAGTTTCTAATCTAGAATTTATATTCTTACCATTTGCAATCATATCATATAGGTTATCTGCTATTTCCATAGAAGATCCTATAGTAGAATATAATGTAGGAATAAGACTATTATATAAACTCTTTGCCCCGGTAGAGAGCCAACTTTCCTGTAATGGTATAGCTCCCCATGCACCAATAATCTGCTGACGTTTTACTCCCGGATCAGTGATTAATTTCTCTGTATATAATGGATTACCTTCTTTATCGTAATCAAGAGTTACAATAGGTTTATAAAAAACATCTGGAGAAACATCTGGCAATAATTTCAACATACTTCCAAAGAATCCCGGTTTATCGTACTTACGTATCTTGCCACCAAGTCCCTTTATTTCCCCCCTTTGTTCTGCAATCTCTTGATCACTCATGGTACGCATCCCATTCATGTCAAATCCAGGTCTACCCTGAACCATACCACCAAGATCAGCATCCGGCTTCATCACATTCTCTCCTCCCATAAGCATACGGGAAGGATCACCATATATCCATTTATCTGCAAGATAACCGTTAAACTTATTCTGACTATACTGTTTGTATCCTTCTGTTGCAGACTGATATCGTTTGGCAAACTCTTCTTCTGGCATCCCCGCTAAAGTACCATTCTTTGCAAGATATCTTTGTTTAGCTTCTTCGTATGGGAGTAATTCTACTTCTCCGCCTCGAGTCATTTTATTGATCTCATCTGTAGATTTACCAAATGAATGATAAAGAAAATAGTCGTATCTTTTTTTGTTATCGTCTTCCATGATAGTTATTTTTTTATTTCAGCTCTCTGATTAATAATTTCATTCTCCCTGTTATACGCATCTTGTTTTTTCTTTAGTAAACTATTCTCTAGATTCTTAAGATCAAACTTGCCCTTTTCGAAATTCTGTATGTTATCAAATTCCTGTAAAGTCATAATATCTACATCTTCATATCCCGTAAAATAATAATATGGTTCTGTTTTCTGTCCTTTCTCTCCAACCCCATATTTGTATCCAAGAGTAAATAATGATTCAAGATCATCAGTCTTTATAATGGAAGGAGTCATTTCCTTCATGTCTTTAATAAAGTCACTAAAATTATCTTTTGGTATCGCCATGCGATAAGCAACTGTAGTAGTTGTCTTTGTATCCTTTATATGATTTGCATAATTAAGTTGAAACATATTGTTTCCATTCTCATCAACATAACGTGTCTGCATGGGTTCCGGGAATTGTCTGACTTCTCCACTTCCTGCCAACCCTGTAATAGCAACTCCATATTTCTCAAGTAATGTTACCGGATAAGCAGTACTCTCTGTATTAATCCAGTATGGTTTGGTAGTAAGACTATTTGGTTTAATAGGATTATTGTGACTAAAAGACTCTTCTGCAGATGAATTCCATCCTGAAACATATTGTGGATTCCCTATTGAATATTTTACAATATCAGGGGACTGCCAAGCGGTAGGTACGTTATTCTTAATAACCATAAAACGATTAATCTCTTTATCGGGTTCTTTTCCTACTCCTGTTAAAAGATGACGTGCAATCTGTGTCATGGGACCTTGTACATTCTTCCCATCAGAACCATCAGATGCACCTCCTGTTGTAACTCCTTCTAAATTTTCTTTTGATAGAACTCTCCCGGGGACCATGGAATAAATAAGTTGTCTGGCATATTGCTCCTGAATATTAGCAAGATCATGTTTTTCTTGTGTCGTTAGATTTATACCATTTATATATTTATTCATTACATCATAGTCGGTGCCCTCAATCTTAAACCCATATTTACCATCGAATCTATCTAATGGCATTACCATATATGGGTTTTTCTTCTCATCTTTAGAATAACCAGCACGTAATAAATTCTCATGAAATTTAGATCCCATGTCCGTTCGTGCATTCTCTGGCATAGTGTTATATACTACATCAGCAGCCTCCTTTAATTGAGTAACATTATTCGCTTCTAGTAATGTTTTGATACCATTCATGGCTTCTTTGTTCATTGTAACACCATTTACTGTAATAGTACCATCCTCATTAGGAGCAACATTAGAATAATTCTGGGAACTATTTTGCACCATCATGTTAAAATATGTATTATAAGATCCCGTATATCCCGTATCTGATGGGAAGTCTATCCCGGTAGGACGACCATATTGATCCATCCCTAATTGATTAATATTCTGATCAAGTAGTTCTGGTTGTGTTAACCATCCTATTGATCCATTCTCTTTTGGTCCCAGATATGCCTCATATGCTCCCTGATTATTTCTAGTGACAGCAATACGATTTTCTGTTTTGCTACTTAATCTCTTATATTCCTCATAACGAAGTTTTAACATTGATTCCATAGACTTAATCTGAGTCCGTGCATTTTCCACTTCTGCAAGTTGTTTATTCCACTCTTGTTGTTTCTCTGCTGGTGGAGTTCCATGATTAGTCATGAAATAATTCATCATTCCACTCTTAATAGATTTCTCCTGTTGAGAGATATTATTAAGGTTTTGAAGAAAGAATAACTTATCTTTATAAAGCATATCTTTATTCTCATCCTTTATTTCTTGTTTATCGTAAACATCAGGTTGATTCATCTTATCTATTCTACTCATTGTAGATATATCCGATGATGCAGATTGTGAAGATTTACCCTGTGGGTAAAACACTGCCTGATTAACTCCCCATCCTTGTGCCATAATATGTGTATTTGTTTAAATAAGCAACCCTAAGACTACGATCAAAACCGAGTAGCATTACCCCCAGTCCTATACAGATCGTCCCTCTTAGGGTCTGTTATTGCGTTAAAACTATGTATATTCTCTATGCCTCCCCCTTTACAGTTGTAATAGGGACTAATTCCTTAGCATTATAATTTTTATCCGATTTACTTGCAGTAATAATTTTTGATCTTTGTTCTTCTGTTGGAGTATAATAACCTCGCACCTCAGAATGGCGAATCATACTATAAGTGTTGTTTTCAATAATACACAACTCTGGTTTTATAGGCCATCCTGGGAGTAATACAATATCTCCCTCATTCAATTGAGATTCATATTGTATCCCATTATTTGTATAATAGGCACATACTTTTACTATCAATGCCCTAAATGGATGATCTTCGTAACTAGAATAAGATGCTGTCTCTTTTCCCGTATTAGGGTTAATAAGTTTTATTCCCTCTTGTATCGGTTTGGTATCGATTAAATCAATAACCAAAAAACCATCCATTACCTGTAACTGTTCCTTTTTCATATGCCCTTTAATTTGAGATTATAATTAATTGTTTATAATATTTATCTTGTTTTGCTCTATGTACTCTGAATTGAAGATCTTTAAAAGATAAATTAATATCATAATACCTTCCACTTTTTCCTACTATTCTGGAATAACTTAATTCCTTCGGATGAGAAATAGGACCTGCAGAAGGTGCTAATGACTCAATTTGATCTATATCTATTTCAAATGTAGTTTCATAAATAGCCTCCCTATTCTCTATTATTTCTTCTCCCATTCCGTTAATAGATTTCTCTATGTATGGTTTAAATGAAAACCCTGGGAGAATAATATGCATTGCCAGTGGATTAGAATATAACTTTTCCATTTTCAATAGATAAAGCCGAACCTTTTGCCCCACACTTGGGACATTTACTTCGGCAAGTACAACCTACATGAGTAAACACAGTTCTGCATGCTGTATTAATACAAATAAGTGTTTTTTTTGTTTTTTTAGATCTATAGGTTTTAAGAATCATACTTCAAAGATATATTAACATACCATAGTATACAAATTATGTTAAAATGTTTACCCTCCGTATGCTTTCATTTTTAAGTTTGCAAGCACAAGGTCTCTCATTTGTTCTTCATAAGGTCTATTCTTTCTTGTCTCACTATATTGACCCCATGCCAGAAGATTATTTGATATCGTCTTCCATCTCTCTGCATTCTGTGCAGCTTTTATCTTACTTCTCTCTACGTCCAATGCAGTCTGTTGTTCTGATGTACGCTGGTCAAGTCCTGCCTGAGTTAACTTCTTTTGGTTATCCGCTGACGCATTAGTTGCCAATGCTTGTTCTTGCATACCAGCATTTCTAGATGTAAGAGATTCCATAATCTTATCCCTGGCATTACCTATACCAGCTACTAAAGAAGGAACCTTATCTGTCTGGCCTGTTTGCATATAAAAGTCTAACAAACTCTTACTCTGCCTTCCCAGATCTGAAAGATATGGTTCAGCATTAAGTTGTTTAGGGGTAATCATTGTTACATCACTTGCACGAACAGGAGTTGTAGATATCTTTTCTGGGGATTTCTGAGAGAGAGTTCCAAGATTCCCTAATAAGTTTGCAGCAAGTACACTTTCTTCCGATCCCCATTTAAACTTAGTCTTGTCCTCATATTTTTTAGTTGTAGTTGTTTTAAGTTTAGATCCACCACCCTTGCCTTCTTTAACCATATCCCATGTATCTGACAGAGAAGTTCCTTTAGGTGATTTTGCCACAGTCGGATAACCATTTCCAAACATTGCTGTTTTATAATCTTCATAGTCATTATATACTGAATCAGATTTAAACAGTGGAGGTCCAAATGGAGTTTCCGTCTCTCCTGTAACTTCTGGTGTAAATGGATCCCCCATATTCTTTTCGGGCACTCTGGTATTCATATCCCTAATATCTGTAGCACGATCCATTACAGTATCGTGGGTAGGATATACAGATTTCGTATTTTTAGGTTGAGATAAATCAAATACAGGTGTAGTATCTCTTGTGGGAAATATCGTCTTGCCCATATTTATAATCTGTTTTGTACCTGTTGCTGTTGATTTAGTGGCATTAGGAACCCAATCATAAATATGTTTGAATCCCATTAACATATCTCTCCAATCGGTATGCTTATCATCGTCTGGTCCTATCGTTCCCGAACTAGCAGTTTTACCCGATGGCACATCTGGTAATGAAGCAATGACTGTTTCAAAGGGTTCTCCTGCGTTCAGACGAGACATCTGTTCCTGATTGAGTACTGCGGTATCCTTCGGCATAACCACTTCCTCGGCCCCTCTATTCAGTTCTTTTATAATTTTACCCGTATTTGTATCTACTAACCATTCCTTCCCTGCTTCTCCTGCAATAATTTTCTTTGCCCCAGATTCTATCTTCATACCTTTTTTAGCAAAAGAAGGTGTACTTTGTAATAATGAAGTATCTCCAAATGTTGCCTCCTGCGGTGCTGTATATTTAGTAAAATCAATAAGAGTATCTTTCCCAATTTCAACTGGTTTAAATTCTGTATCTAATTTTGTTGTAATAGGATTATTTACAATAGGTCTTGTACTACCTCCTAGATATATTTGAGTAGAAGGATCTACCCCGGGAGGAGAGGATGGACTTACAGTATTCAGTTCTTTTTCTACATTAAAATTCATTGGTGAGTTCTTATCTACATACTGAGAGACTGCATCCGGAACTCCAGTATTACTATATGGAATATAACCACTTGTTTCTTTGGGGGGTTTAACAACAGCATTCCCAACAGAATTAAGAATATTTCCGGTTACTGATACAGCTCCTCCAATAGTCTGAGCAAGACCTCCAATTGTTTCTAGTGTTTCTCCTGTGCCATTCTTCCTGACTATCTTATCCCTAATCTTTTTAGATTCATTATTTGTATATGCACCTGACGTATACCCAGATTTTCGTAATGAATTCCCATATAATTGATTAGCATAACTAGGATTAATTTTATCATACCCAGTATAAGCCGAAACAGCATTTAATCCCGTCCCAATAAGACTGAGTGCTCCTCCAATAATTTCTGTTATCATTATAAGTTAGTTTTAATACTTGTTTAACATAGTGATAAATAATCTTATTAACTAAAACTAGGGTCAAAGTTTGTCTCCACACTCTTTATCTCAATATCCTTTGCTCCCTTATATTCAATAGTTATTTTCATCCACAATCCTCTCATCTGGGAATTCTCTTCAAATTGATCCTCATTAGGCCCTGTCTGAACTACTACGGGAACACTATATTTATGTTCTTCGTATATCGAATTTAACCAGAATTGGGCCCCATCTGTCTGAAACTCATAAGTGCCTGTCTGATACATTGTTTCATAAAGTATCCTGAATAATGGTTCATCTTTACATTCTATGAGTAAACTTTCGAATACTTTTTTCAACTTCACTGCATTAGTCTGTGGATCTTCACTGATACCAGATACAATAAAACTTAAAGAGAATGTTTTCTGTTCTCCAAAGAATACATTATAATTATCCTTTCCTTCTTTGGTAATAGGAATATTATATCTGTAAACTTTATTATCAATGATATACTCTGACTGATCACTCATAGTATGATGAAGAGATAAGAACATTGTTCCTAAATTCATATACTTTGGTTCGGTAAATGGATACATCCCTCTGAATCCTCCAGTGATCTCATCAAATACTAATGTTGCATTCTGAGAATCGGAAGACTGAGGAAGGAGAAATGTCATCATCATCTCTTTAAAATCAGGATCATATCCTCCCACTATTCCCATACCTCTCAAAGGGGCATCAGGAAGGATAGAAGAAACATCTGTCTCCGTGGAGAACCTCTCTATAATGTCTTGTATCGCCTTCTGTACAAGTAGTTTTTCGCTAAGCTCTACCGCTTGTAGATAGAATCCCCCACCCTGGGTCTGATATGAATTAACTCTCCACAATATCCTCTTGTTGAAATCAAATCCATAGGTCCCCTGTTTACCTTGTATCAGGGAATATTTATGTTGTGAACCATACTCTGCAAGTTTACGTGTAACCTCATTTAAGAAGTTTCCCGCAACTCCAAGTATAAGATCTCCGGAATCTCCAGTCTCTCCTTTTTGTCCTCCTATAAAGATCTGATTAATACCATTCTCATGAACTACAAAAGGATAGTCTAGGTCTTTTAGTATTGCAGTTATGGGGCCATCCTCTACTGCAAAGTCCTGGTAAGATCCTATTTGTATGTTTCTATATCCATCTAAGAAAGAACCGGGAATATGTTTATCTGAAATATAAATCCTATTTGGTTTCTCATCTTCATGAGTAGGTTCAGTAAAGTCATATCCTTTTATTTTCCTGTCAGATAAGATATGGTTATATCCATCATTAATCTGAAAAGCCTCATTTAAGTATTCACTCCCATCAATTACGGTCCAATTATAAGTAGACTGTGCATTCCCCAATGATTTAGGAAAGAATGTATAACGTAAATATTCTCCCTCTGTATCTTGTCCCACAACTTCATTACGCATTCCGGTATTGTATTTGTTTTCAGTAACAATACCAACCATGAGTCCATGTTGATACCAGTAACAATAATTATCTTTCATTGAACTTGCAAATCCAGGATCATCTACACAGTCTGCATCAGTTGTACTACCTGTTTGCTCCATGGCATACCAACGATGAGATCTAAACCATGTCTTCTGTAGGAAACAATCTCCATTAAAACATTGGATAGGAGTAGTCCCCATCCAGTTTGTTTTCTTAATTAGTGGCGATATAACGGAATAAAAAGAAGATGATACAGTATAAGATTTATTTGTATCTGTTGCAAATGTCGTAGTGTTCTGGAAACGATATATGTTTACTGTACTTAAGGCATTAGGCGCAAACATTCCTCCAGTATATAATTGTCTCATCTTTTTTTCAGAAGAAATATCCTGTACACCTATGTAACGAGAAGTACCAATATTGCGATTATAAAGAGTCCCGAAACAATCAAATCCTACTTGATCTCCTTTCCCTGCAAAATAAGCCGAAAAATTATATTTCCCTCTACCCTGTAACTTATCTACAAAAGTAGTTTTAACTTTGATAAACTCCTGTGTATAATAAGTTGGTTTATTTACTCCTCCTGCATTAATATCCTCATTTAGATCCACAATAAATGTTCTGGGATATATTCTCTTTGTAGTATCAACAACCAGGGAGATGTACGGATATTGAAGTGTCCCAACTGCCGTTGCAGGAGAAGTACCCTCTGCAAATCTCTGATCATTTAAACTCCATCTTATCAACGGTTCCAAATAACAATCATCAGGTACATTTAGAACTTCATTTTCGAATAATATATCCGGAGAGAATATTCCATGTTTATTATCATAAGGTTCATTTGAAAGAACATATGCTGCTTTTGTAGGTAACGTATAAAACTTTGCGGAATTCTCGCCATACATATGATCACTATATCCTGTAAAATCACCAGTTTCATTAGAGATGCCATATAAATGTAAATCTTCTTCATCATATAAGAGGGGAAGATTTCCTTCAAATAAAGGCATTATTGCTGCAGCCCCCGGGTTATATATTGTTGATCCATTACCCAAATCATCTATTACTATATCTGTTTGGAATGAGAACTTCTGTCCAGGAGTATAATGTGTTATTGCTTTATGAAGATGAGTTTCTATACTATGGAACCCCCGCATAGATACACCCTGGCATATGAGATTTTCTATCCTTTCTCCCCGGGTGAAATAAAATCCCACCACAGATCCAAAGGAGTCTGCTTTAACAGATTCAGATAATGTATTATAATAAGTATATGCAGTAGTAGTATTAAACTGCACTCCCGAGATTTTCTTCTGTGTAAACGTAGTTCCCGTAATAGTCTTCCATGACTTGAATTTATAAAGTCCCTTCTCTGTCCTTCCTGTGTATGCGGGAATATTTCCTTTACATGGGAATGCTTCACTATAAGTCCCATTGATAAACTTAAACACTATTGCAAATGGATAGATCTGATCTTTAAAATAACCCAAGTACCTATAAATATTATCTGCTTTATCGTATTGATATAAGGAGTGATCTGTCTCTATGGTATTTCTCCCATATGCAGGAAAAGTTGTCAATCCCGGCATATCTATCTGAAACTCTCCAATTTCTATTTTAGAAGCAAATTCAATGAGAAAGTCTCTGTCATAGTCTAAGATACTCTTTTTCATTCGTGCAGGTAGATATCTACTCTGTACCTGAGTATGACTCTTTGAGATATTATATTCCAGTGTTGGTTTTATGATATCATCAAATGTAAGTAATTGTTGTGATTCATTACCATAGATCGTAAGATTCATGTAACTACCAGTAATAGGATAATATTGATCAATAAGGTATACATCTTTCTGATATGCTCCATTCTCTTGTAATGCAGTATAACGAACAACACCTATCTGTAAGTATTTATAATTACTATCCAATCGATCCAGAACAATATCTATTTTTTTATCTGTTTCATTCTTTATGTCATTTATCCAATCTCTTTCTGCTAATCCCATATGATTGTTAGCATGATCTCCATATGATATGCTAAAGGGTCCTATCTCCTTTATGAACGATGTTTTGGCATAGTCCTGTGTGAGATACCTAACATAGATGAAAATGTTACCAGGACGCAGATAACCCCCTGTATTAACAAGCGCAGAATTCGTTATGATCTCTGTCTCGCATGTTGGAATGAGATTCAAACTTCCATTGAAATTTGAATCCATATAAAGTCTCTCTGTTAATATCTGTCCCTGTTGATTAAATCCTGTATTAATAACTCTGTTGGGATTATTAAAGTCACAGAGATAAAGATCCACGGAACCATCATAAGATAACTTTGTAATCATATCTACTGGATAATCCAGCGAGAAATTAAATCGAGTTGTACGGAAATATCGTATGACTGAATTTTCTATAAAGTTTGTAAGAGATCCATACTGTTTCTGAAACGCTCCATCTATGGATGACATTGGATAAACTGGAGAAGGGTAACTTCCAAGCTCCCCCTTCCCTGTTGTCTGATTATGACATGCCAGATATAATATCCCACCATATTCACATGCACCTACAATTATATATCCCTCTGTAACTTCAAAGAATAACTCATTCCCGGGAACTACAGAAGCAATAAGTCCTTTTCCATTCTTATTAAAGACTCTTAATCCTACAGTAGGGAAAACCCATTGATTAGATTTGATAACACTATTATCTAAATCTGAGATTATCTTATCGGTAAATGTATTTAATGTCTTCATTTTATCCACTTATACTTTCTTTGATTTAATCCTAAACCTATTCCTATAGGTTTTTTAATCTCTGTATATCTGGGAGTTGCTTTACGTTCTTTCCACCATCCCATAATTTGGGTACGTTTATTCCATTTGTCCGATACCTTGCACATGCTGCAGTAGTTGGTTGGTTTACTGCTGATGGCATTGTGCCAATAGTAGTATTAACAGGAGTATTTGAAAATGCCCTGGTATTTACCGGAACAACTCCTCCATTATCAAATACTTTCTTCTGAAATGCTACAAGATTCCTATTATTGAAATCATCGTAGAAACCAGACCTCTCTTCCGTTGGGGCTGGAAGATATGCCTCATTGCCCCCATTAGGTGCTCTACTTAACCTATCTAGGGTTGCTTGTTGTAAAGGAATCCTTGCTGGTTTTACTGGTTCATTACCAATTTCGTCACCAGGACCATTGTTTACTCCACCATCTCCCAAGTGAGGAACATTCATATTAAACATCTTTGAAACAAAGTCTCTATCTGTTGCAAGAGAAGGGTTGCTTCCTAATTGCATTAGATATCCTTCATCTATTCCTTCTGATGCGGGACGTACTGTCCTTGTATCCGGTATAGGTTGATTCCTGGAAGAAGAAAGACTATTTAAAGTATTCTGTTGTATGGAAGATATAGGAGATCCCCACTTATTTATAGAATATGTATTATCTGCTACTGCAGGTTGTTCTATCTGTACCATTGGTTTTTGGGGACGGAACTGAGGAAGTCTCTCATAGAGTTTACTCTTGATCTCCCCTACGGATATTCTCCCATCACGATCAGTATCAAAAGCCTTATTCTGTTTTGTTACATAAGAAGGCAATCTATAGTCATCCGATTTACCCATAGCCGTAGGCCAGAAAGTAGCCAGATAAGCATCCTCTATACTGTTTAACTTTCCCTTATGGCGAGCATAGTATTTCTCTACATAATCTAATTGGGATACAGGATCCATTCTTTTTAATTTATCCGTAGTAGTACCAAGTTTGCGGGCTGTCCTAGGCATAAACTGAATAAGTCCAGTAGCATTTGAAGTAGGATTTACCTTTGTATGGTCTCCTCCTGATTCAAATTGCATAACACCTCGCAAAATCTTCGTAGAAGTCCCGAGTTTTTTAGCGATCTCCGCTAGTTTAATATCGAAATCTTTATCAGCCATTAGTGAAGTTTCCGGATAAAAGTTTTAATGCTGCAGGTTTAGGTATCATGTTATATTTTATTGCCTCCAGAGTATTCAGATCTCCTCTTGTTTTATGTTGGATATTCTGACTACCCATGGCTGCCAGGATCTCTCCTGTTGCTTTCTGATCATACATCTGGTATAACCCCCTATCTATCCTTCCTTGTGACATATCATCTTCATGCATCATAAGAACACAGTATGCCTCACAGGCAAGTTCATGACCTGTTTGTATTAATGGGATACCTGTGTCAAGATCAATAGGAGTGCCATAGTAATCTATATACACTTTTGAATAAGAACTGGTCCCAAAAGAGATATGTCCCTGTAACCTATTAAAAGGAATACGGGAGTTCTCATTCCCAGGAGTAGTATACACATCGGTAATCCTGTAAACATTACAGGGAAGTTTTGCTCTACCCCCTACTACGGGAAGTTCGAATCCAATATAAGGATACATTCCATCCACTGCCCCAATCATGTCACATTCAACGACCTGACACCATTCCAGAATATCATCTTCGTTAAACTGTTTCGAGGGGAACCTTCTCGCTATCCGGGATGCCACGTCCTTGTGACTTGTATATTCTGAGTTGTAACCCATATTGACGCTTTTTTTTATATTTTATCTTTGGTGCAGGTTCGTACTCATGCCCCATAGATACTTGTTGATTAAAATATTTCCTATATTCTTTGGAGAAAGAGAAGAGAAAATATCTATGTGTCCGTCCCCATAAAAGAGGAGATGTTTTGCAAAAGGGAATAAAATCATGTCCCCTGTTTGATATCTTGTACCTGTACACATAACTTTCCTTGTCTCTATCTGCAATTAGTAACGATAAAAATACCTTAGAATTGAAGTTGAAGTCAAATTGAACATTGTTGTCAATAACATCTTTTATGATAAGATTGTTGAATCTTCTGATAATAAAAGAATGTATATAATGCGTTCTATGAGGTTCATACTTTCCCGGGTATTCTTTAACATTTAATCCCTTCTTTATATAATTATGCCAAGAGAAGTCTTTGGGTTTACCTGGGGATAAACTTACCAGATCCTGAGACCTTACAGATTCAAACACTCCACTGTTTACTGTTTTACTCTTCGGCACTTTCTATTTTATTATTATCGTTCTGTTCCTTCTGATTTATTCCTGTTTCAGTATCACCCTCTGGTGTAATTGGTATATTGCCCGGGAAGTGGTGTATTGAACGCAAGGCGACCTGATCATAATCTACCTGATCCATGGACTGCTTTGCAGAAATATCCACTCCCAGAAACTCCTGAGCCGCTTTTACGACATCTTTAGTTCCAAGAAGTTCCTCCGAGGGATCTCTCATGACATAATCCTCCATTCTCTGAGAGATACTTCTCATATCTGCAGATGGTGTCTCTCCCGGAAGAAGTGCTATTACATATTCCGGAATATCATACTCTATATCATCTAATGTTACCGTATAACGAATATAACCATCTTTACCTCTGGAAGTACTAGTATATGCATACTGCTGTGGTTCTATAAACCAATGAGATATCCCATCATGGTTTGTTATCTGTATAGTTTCTACCATCTGTATTATCATTGTGCACCTCCTTCATCTGTTTGTGGTCTCTTCTGTTGAGTTCCTCCTAATGCAATTTGAGAATCATGTACTAAGTCTGGTCTTCCTACCATGGAGAAAATATCTTTTTTAATAGCAATCATCATACGCATAGCAGAGGGAGTGGGGAATTCACATCCGTCATCGTCAGGCCAGTCACATGCCTGTGTAGGATCACTCAGGATCCCTACAAGGGTGCCACCAGCCATAGAGGTAGTAGGAAGGTCTTTAAAGTATATCTCATCCCCAACAACCACTCCACAGGCGTTATCTGCAGTAAATCTGGATCCTTCCTTAAATCTAAACATCTCCATACTTACAATAGGAATCTCTTTACTGAAATTATTTAATCCAAAATATTTAATATTGGATTTTCCAATAGTTTTAACTAAGGGAGGAAGTATGGCCTTTAGACTTGTATCTGTACTCTCAAAATCTACCCCATCGATTGTATATTTATCCATTATACGTACTATCTCGATACAAGATACTTTCTGATAGAATCCATTAAGAGGAAGTCTCGCATCCCATGTTTCTTTTACAAGTGATGGATGCATCGCAATAAATTTACTCTTTAAATAATCATAATCAAAAAGAGTATCATCTGTAATATTATATCCTTCAAGTTCTTCCCAAACCTGGTATATCATCGTCTTTAGTTCCATCTTTTATCCGTTTAAGTAAAAAAGGAGGATAGTTTTACCACCATCCCCCTTTCGTACAATGTTTAAATAAAATTAAAGAATACCAGGATTTGCTAAACTTCCATGAGTACCCCATGCGACAATAAGATCATTGATATCACTATCAACTGCAAATGTAGCACTGTCTGTGAGAGATTCCCACATATAGTTAGAAGCATCCCATAAATGAGTTGATCCACTACCCTGTTTGATGTAGATAGTCTGTGCCTGTCTATAACCATCCGAATGACTAGCACCATGCATATTGGCAATAGTGTTATCTTTCTCAATAGTTATCTTACAGAATTTATCTCCAGTAACGGGCATAGAAGTTGAAACAATATGGGATAACCCATTCAAATGTTTCATTTCAGAGAATTCACGGAATACATCCTGCCAAGTAAGATTAGGATATGTACCTGCACCAGAATAATGAGCAAGTAAAGTACACCCTGCAGTACCAAGAGATTTAATCTTATACTCGTAGACACCGGAATAACAATAGATAGGTTTATAATTACCAGATACCGTTGCTCCATAATAACCAGCATCAGCATTAGCAATTAAAGAAGCTGCAAGAGTCTGTGAGTTAGCAGCAAGTGCCTCAGTATATGCTGTCCCATCCATGGCATATCCAAAATCACCTGCAAAAGCAGCATCAGTCTGAATAATTGCAACATTAAACCTTTCAAGAGTTAAGAATCCATAATCGAATTTTACTTCGAACTGGGAATCAATAGTACGTGCAGTAATCCACATATACCGTTCATCAATAGTAACCGTTGAAGCACCACCCCCATCAACAATAGTAAACAATTTGCCTACTGCAGTTGAAGTGATAAACATCTGTGTAGAACTCTTTGGAAAAGCTACAAGACCTTTTGTGTTATCGGTATTAAAATCATGAAGGGCAGTTGCCATAGTTGCACCACCATTCAAAAGAATAGTCTCTGATCCATCAGCATCAGTAATAGTAATAGCATCCGTGGCAGCTTCTGTAATTGTTACCAAGTATACTCTTTTGCCATCAACGATAGACTCTTCTCTTGTTCCCAAATTACGATCATTTAAAATCTGGGTAAGGATATCATCTTCAATGGTAAGTTTGTCTGCATCAGCAATCTCCCCACTAGCACAAGCTGCAAGAGATGCGATACTACCACCATAGAAACGTGATTTCCCTCCATCGGGATAGTCATCATTAAGAACACCAGGATTTTTCACCTTTTTTACGACATCAATGCCATATTCATATCCGCAATCTTCGCAGGGACATGGACCATTGACTGAAAGAAGAATACTCTTTAATGCACCTTCCTGTGTACAGGACTTGCTTACTTTTACTGAAGAATCATATACAAGATCAAGACCAATTGATTTGATTAGCAAATGATGCTTGTCTACGGACGTATCCGGATCTGTTTCTGAATAAAAGCCAAAATCTGTTACTGCTAGATTAGTTATCAGCAGAGGACGATCTTTGTAAGTTAAATTTCCACCTAAGCCACTCATAGTTTGAAGTGTTAGTATTTATTAAAAAATTAATTGCTTTGCGATTGAATCATTTGTTCCTGGAGAAAAGTCTTATACCGAGGATCCATAATCCTCTCAAGATAACTCCTGACCGCTTGTTCTATAATTTCCTGACATTGTGAAGGTGTAAACTCTGGATTATAGTTATATACCAACACAGTTGAATATTGAATAATTTTAGGGTATCTGATATATTCCAGACGTAATTCATTCTCACCTATACCTCCCGTCATACGAATCTGATCTCCTATCTTTTCAAAGTAGATTCTATTTTCAGAAGCAACACGAAAAGGATTATCAGTAATCACTGTAGATTTATCTGATCGCAATATTTTAGCACCTTTCCATGCCGTATAAGTCATTTTAACCTCTGGAGATGGAGGAAGAGATGTTCTTGTTGTTACGGTCCCTCTTGTTCCTTTACGAAACGAAGCATTTAAACCGTGGAGATACTGTGGGTAATTACCTGAAAATGGACAGGAACCCGATAATTGTGTGTACTGTGCGGGAACAGAATAAATCTGATTCCCAGTTGCAGTCTCTTTAATAGATTCGTATCCGCTTAATAATGTTGAACTATCGGTAACTACCCTTAGTATCCCTAGATCATCTATCCTCTTCTGATTAAACTCTACCATCGGCAACTTGCTTTTAACCCACTTTATAACCTCTTCATTGATAAAAGGATTCCAGTAGGTAGGATTCACCACAGAAGTATTTTCCTTTCTTATACCTCTTAGGAATGCCCTATACATGTCTTCCGATGTTCGAATAGTCAGATTCATTTTTTACCCTCTTTTTCTTCAATCATTACTCCCCACTTTGTTACAAGTTGAGAGTTCTTTGTATCAGTACACCAATTCTTTACAGATTCTAATGTAGATCCCACAAAAGTCTCCCCTGCATAGAAATCTGTCCCATGCCTACGTTCAATCATTTTGTGATATAAAAGCTTAAGGACGAACAATAAAACTGTATTCCCTTCACCTTTTAGTTTAAGTACTACATCAGGATGCTCTCTGCAAGCTTTGAATACCTGAGTACGAATAGTAATATCTGTCATAACCCTGGGATCCATAAGAAATCCTGCTACCTCAAAGTTCATCAAAAGGATTATATCTTTATACCTATCTGATGACATCTCTGAACGAACAAAATTCTCAGCGTCCCATTGTTTGTCAACTTCTTGAAGTTCTCCCTGAGCTTCCTTTTCCTTATCTTCCAAATAAAAGAAATGTTTATTGACCTGGTAAGATTCCTTATTAGGTGCAACTTGCATTTGTTTCAGGAAGAAGTTATATTCTGCCCAGTCACGAGGAACAAGATATTCTCTGGTTGTCTCATCATCTCCAAATTGCTCATAGGAAATATTAAAAGTCCTTAAAGCTTGTAGATTATAAACATTGTCCGGATGAATGATAAAAGGTGTAGTCCCCATCTGTAACTGCCTACGTTGATCTGCAGTTAATTTTGGTGCAGTATCCTTTCCCCTCATCTGGTCCTCAGTAAGAATATTCTCTTGTCCTGTTACAAACTTCTGTGAAGATTCACTAACAGCAACGGTAAACGGATAAGGCATCCTCTGATACCTTTTATCCTGTGACACAAAACGAACTTTCTGTGCCACTACCCTTTTCGTTTCTTTTTCTTTTTCTGACATCTGATTCTTTATTTAAAAGTTAATTATGCGGAATAAGGCATATAAAGACGATAAATAGGAACACGTGCAATGATCCCATCCTGCCACAGATAATGTCTTGATTCACCATCAACACTAGATGACATTCCATCTCCACCTTTATTCATACCTGTTACAGTACCACTTACAGGAGGACGAAGTTGAATGAGTTCCACATTTGAATCTCCTTGTGCAGTCAATCCAAGAGGAACCATAATACCATCCCATCCACCACGAGGATGACCGGAAGCAGTATATTTTGTAGGACGCATAGGATCATCTAATCCACGATATCTCTGAGGGATAATACGGACTCCTGCAATCTCATAATAACTGTAGGTCATATTGACACCTTTATCGGCTCCAACACCCTCTACATTGTTATCTTTCGTTACAAAACCCCATTCAGCCATCTTCGAATTGAAATCATAGAGAGAATCAATACCGCATAACAATACGGCTTCTTTCTTCCCATCTTTCCCACTACGAACATCAATATCGCGCATTAAAGACTCCAGGAATTTCTTTGTCCATCCCTGAGAAGTCATAGGACGTTCAATAGCACCATCTCCACCAAAAAGTAATCCTGCACCTGCTAACTGTTCACGACCATTCTTATCTTTTAAAAAGACAGAACCATCATTTACGTTAACAGTACATTCACCATTGATAAGTTGATACTCATGATAACGAGCTGCTTTCTTATACATTATCTTTTCAGCATACTCGATATAAGTAGATACTTTATTTCCCTTTGCACTCTGATAAGCAAACCACTGTTTGTCAGTTTTCATTGCTTCGGCAGTACCAGAGAATGACATTTTGACACGTTGCAAAGTAAGATAGGTATGACCCCATCCATCAAAAGTATAGGATTCCGATCCTGTTTCTGAGAAGTCCTGTTCGTAAATGGTATACATGGCAGCAGCTTCTGATCCTTTTTCTAACAACTGAGGATCAACATATGCTTCCGGATTACCAGTCACAAGTTTAACTTCATATCTCCAAACACCATCTACTTCGATAGGTTCTTGGGGATCATAACAGTAAACCTTTGTACGGTTATCATTTAATTCGATAGCTTCTTTAGGACGTGCCCAATTAGAATCAAAGTAAACATAAAAAGGAGTTCCTTTATATCCAGGTTTAGTCGGATAGGCGGCAGAATAAAACGTGATTCCATTTGCATTCTCAGCAACACGAAATTTACGTTTTTCAGAAGAAGCGATAGGATACATAACATGGTTAGATCCTACTGCACGGAATTTATCATTCCATGTACCAACACGTAATCCCTTAGAAAAATATCCACGATCAGCTAAGATTGCAGAAAGAGGAGAAGTATCTTCATCGTTGAAAACTTGCCATACCCTTGCAAGCATATCCGGATTGTTCACGGCTGCCCTCATCAAGGAATAACTGGTAATGCTTTCACCAACAACGTCTTGGGGTTGTCCAGGTAATAGTCTCATTGTAGTAATAGTTTAATATTATAAGTACAGTTCAACCTCCTAATTCTTTTCGAACATTAGGGTTCAGGAGTCGTAGCAACAGTAAATGTTGACGAACCTGGTTTTGGTTTTGGATTTATATCTAATTTGTTGAACGTACTTTCTTTAAAATCTTCCTTGAAGGTTGAAAGATACGTTGGCAACCCATCACTTTGTACAAGTGTATAGGCACGAATAATATCCCGAAGATTTTTAGGATCTTCCAGGAAGGTAAATAAATACGGGTCTCCTGTTTTAGGATTGATCCGATTAAGTTTAGTGAAGTTATCTTGGAAAGAATTTTTCAGTTCAGGAGTATATGGAATTCCTCCGATATCCGTCAGTGATTGTTCTTCCGCAAACAATGGTTCCAGAAGTTTCATCCTGGAATCATTAACTTGTATTATTTGTTGATTAATTTCTTCTTGGGTATAGGTAGGTCCTGCAAGTGCCTGTTGTCTCTGTTGAACAAGATTCATACGATCATTTGCAGCTTCCCTGTCCTTCTCAATCTTCGATCTGGTTGTGAGATGCTGACTGATATCTTCATCAGTATACACCCTCTCTCCTTTATCATCTTTTATACTCTCATACTTTGTTTTTAAGAATTCATCTGTAGAAAGAGCAATGATCCGATCTATCTCATTATAATTCTTAATGTATTCTTCTCTCTTTTCAACAGGAGTTTCGATATACCCTTTTACAAATGGATCTTCGATTGTAGGTTTATTGTTCTCCAGAATTACTTTTTGTAATGCCTGGAGTTCTGTAATACCTTCTCCAAAGTTTCCTTTTTCAAATTCAGGATCAATCGTTGCACCATTTGCCTTTAGGTCACTCCATACATTTGTATAGTTACTCTTAAAAACATTTGGGTCTGGCACAATAGGTGCAGGAGGCGGTGCTTCTTCTACTATTGGTTTATCTGTTTCTCCTAGGATAACTACAGGTTCCTGTACATCCTTATCCATTAATACTGCCTCAATCCTGTCCGATATCTGGTCAGGAGTTTCTACTGGAGGTGTTTGCTGTTGTTCTGTCATCTGTTTTTTATATTAGATTGTAAAAATATTAGTTCCTAAAAGTTGAAGTCAATAGAGAGTTGTTGTTTTTCATTTTCAATAATTTTCTTTTCTTTTTTTCTTTTTAAACTTAGAAGGTTAAACTGAGATAGAAACTCACAAAATTTAATCTGTGGTTGTGGTTTCTCAAATGTCACAGATCGTTCTTCTTTTGATTTACTCGGACGACCATTAAGTTTCCCATTTTCTTTATACACTTCAACCTGCACTAACCTTCTACCCTGGGCAATCATATTGATACGAAGTTCTGGATCAATAGTATCACCATCTTCTAAAATATCTATTAAGTGTTCTAAATACCTTCGATCAACAACTATTGCCATTATTATAGATTACTAACGTGTTCCTTTACCATCTTCCTGGCTTTTTCATGCTCTACGTTAATCTTTTTCTCGTCTGTATCTTTCTTTAAATGTGCCTGGATCTCTTGCAATTGGATTTCGAACATCCGTATTTGAGCATCTATGTTTGTAGCTCTCTGGTTTTCCATGATAACATTATCTTCACTCTCTTTTGTATTGGAAAGTTTAAAGAGTTCCAGATATTTAGTCTGTTCAAGTTCCAGTGCTTTTTGCTCAAGTTCTTTTGCCTTCAGTTCTAATTCTTTCTGTTTAAATGCATCATCACTTTCTTTCTTACTCTGTTCCCACTGAATTTTCATTTTCTCAGTATCCTGTTTCATCTTCTCTGAAAATTCAGCCATCTGTATTGCAAGTTGTGACTTCTTATCCTCTACTGCAGCAATCTGTTCACCCTCTGCTTGTCTGGATTCCATGGCAAGTCTCTGGGACTCTTCTGCAAAGTAGATAGACATTAATTCAAGCTCCTTAAGACTCTCTGTATTATACATTGATACAAAGTTATGAAAAGGAAGCATACCAGCTTTATAATTATTCATTGCAAACTGCATGAGTTCTATTCTGGAGTTCTCTTCTTTAGAGTTACTCTGTACAATGAAGTCAAAGTCTGCATTTTTAAGAGCACCTGCAGGAATACGAACAAGATCTTCTGTGCCATCCGGATTAATAGTCTGCATAATAGTATCTTCATCCAGGAGAAAGTTCTTAGCCAAACGAAGCATTTGTAATAGTGCCTGACGTTCGATCTCATCATGTTTATCATAAAGTACCTGTGTAATAAGAAGGGTACTTCTCTGTGATAATTGGAATGTTCCCACCTGATCTGTATTCTGTACCTGTCCCATGGCCGGACGGGTAACTCCCATAATAAGTCCTATCTGATTATCGATAGACTCTAATATTGCATCAAAATACTGTATAGATGCGGATAGACTCATATCTATAACCTGAAATTGATTGAAGGTTGCTGGTACAGATCCTACACCTTTCTTCCTTGTTTCTATCTCTATGGTCCCTAATTTCTTCTTATATTCCCATTCCTGGTCACTCATACCAGTTGGCTTCTGTACATTGTCCATTAGGAAGGATTTAGCACCTGCTACAGCCATCATCAGGGCACGATGGTAGAAAACTATATTGTAGGACTTCTGCAGGTCCTTAGTGGCCCAAATAAGGGAATAAGGTTGATAGGTAATATTGTTAAAAGTAGGACCTACTATTGGAAGATAATTCTTTGATAGATTATCTACGTCCCGAACCTGAATATCTTTTTCTGAAATAAATATCTGATTATTTATAATAACTCCCTTATACCGATCATAACGGATTCTACGATCTACATATTCGTTTTTATTTGAATTAAAGACTCTTACATTCTTGCCTTCGTATTGTATTCCTTCTTTTTCTCTATGAATGTATTTTCTTTCGTGAGTATTATATTTATATTCCGATTCATCAATGATTGGTTTTGTATCATCCGGAGGGATAATATTAGTGAAATATTTCCCCTTTCTATATGGATTAGGTTTTTTAATAGCGGTAGGAGTTGCCTCTGCTAACCACCATACTCTTTTTACAGATACCCCGTCATTACCTCTCAAGGAACCAGAAGAGACATAACCAGATACATTCTTACCCGAATCATATACCTTGTTTCCTGGTCCTGCAATAAAAGTCCCCTTACCTGTATTAAAATTAGACAATGTAAAATTACCAGAAGTAATAGTCTTTTGTTCATCATCTGACATACGTGATCCAAACTCTGACATTACGTCGGTAGGTGACATATATTCTTCGAATCCCACCCAGTCTAAATCCTGTATCCATTGGATATCATCAATAGATTGATAGAATACCATGTGAGGTGTTAATGAACGAAATACAATAGTTTTGTCTCCGGGGCGGTAATCTACATAATATGCTTCCTTGCCACTGACACAGGCATTGATAAAATTCTGTGTAGATTTCTGTTTTATGTTTAAACTTTTACGCAAAGATCTGCATGCTACTTGTGCCCAGATCTCCATAATTTCTCTATCAGATGCATCCTGGAACTTTTTCATCTTCTCCATACCCTTATCATTTAGGATCTGGACATCTGTAAGTTCTGTTTTGGCATTGTCAATAGCTTGTAGTATCTGTGGCAGGATCATCTGTGCCTGTTGCATAGCCTGAGCCTGTTCGGGATCATTAGGATCACCAGACTGTACCTGTTGAGATAACATCTGTGCCTGTTGATTCAATTTCTGAATCTGTGCAGAGATTATTGTATGTCGTTGTTTATAGGTAGCAATATAAATCTCTATCTGTTTCTTTATGCGGTTCTCATGTTTTCTTTCCAGAGATTTCTTATCTACTGCGGTTACTGAGAACACATATGGTCGATCTATTTGACGTGAAGTTAAATAGTCAATATAGGGACGTTGTTTGGGAATGTGTACTACATGAGCTGGTAATTCATAATCACCATATTTTCTTAAATAGTCATATTCCGATTCTTTATGTTCATTGTTATACATATCCCAACATAAGGAATCATTTCTTCTATCAATCCCAGTAGTTACCTGTGAGAATTGAGCAAGAATTTGTTTTCTTCCGGCATCCGTTTTGGATAAAGCATTGATATCAATATTCATCTCGTTATGAGTATATCGAAGTTAATATTCCATTTACTGTCTTGTATCCCCTAAAAGTTCTCATTACTTTTTTTATCTCATCTCGAGATGGTTCACGTAATTGTATCATGTCATTTTCGGAAGCAACTGCACATAGCATAGCTCCAATAGTGATATCACAATTATAATTCTTTGAAAGTTTAAATTTAGCCCAGGCTTTTAGTAATTCTTCGAATCGGCAATTATAGATGTTCTCTGTTGTTGCCATCCAATCCCGAAGTACTTTTAATCCTTGTGGTACAAGTGCCCCGGGATATCCATATTTATTACTTACTTCCGATCTCTCTACCTGTTGAGATATAACAAAATCTGGTCTTGGTTTAAGATATCCCTCCAATCCAATATCTTCAAAATATTTAAAGATCAGGATTTTCGAATACTCAATAAGATTATATCCCTGGTAATAAATAGTAAGTTTTGCTGCATTATCATATGCAACTTCTCTGCCCCCCAGTTCTTCCCCTGGTCTATCAAGATAAGTTGCTACGAAATTATTGTATACTCCACCTTCGCCAAAAGGAAGAGTATGATTATATCCCTTATAGGCAAGACATGCTAATTTTGAAGTAGACGTATTAGCTGTATCAAAATCATAAGAGTCCGTTCCCAGATTATAAAGATCAGGTATTACATTATTATCACGATCCCTCTGTGGATGTTCTGCGATATAAATTAATCCATTTTCATTATCGGGTTCCCATTCTACTCCAGCCATACGGTCTCTTGGGTTTAACCATTCAAGGCGACCCCGTTCTACAACTTGTTTATTTCTATGTGTTACAATAGCACTACGTGCAGTATTAAGATGAAAGATTATCTGTTCGCCAAAATATCCCCCCTTAGTAGTATTAAACATCTCCTGTGTGATGAGAGGTTCGAAGAGAATAAGTTCTGCACGTTCATCTGGTTTCTTAGATGCTCTTTCTTTTGCGACATCTTCTAATGATTGTTTCTTTAAGGAATTACCATCATCATCACGAATACGAAACTTCCATGCGGGAATAAAACATGCTATCACAGTCCCAAGTTCTACATCCTTATCATAAGTATTTGGAACCGATAATAAATCAAATGAATCAGGATTATAAAGCATCTTCTCTATATCTGCTACTCCTAATTCTACATTCCCGGAATTAGAATCGAACTTGCCGGAAGTACCTGTATAAACTATAAATCCCGTTCTATGGGTCCCTCTTGTTTTAATAGATGGTTTTACTGCAGATGCTATCTCTCCAGATAAACCTTTAGGCATGATACCTATTTCCTCCAGGTGAAGTTTAACTAATGAATTTAATCCACTACATACCTGAGAGTTATTCTTTGCAGTACGAGAATATACTTCCATACCTGTATTTTTGGTAGAGAAGATCTCATCGTTATCTTTTTTTATATCTTTCCAGAATTGTGTATTGTAGAGTTGATATACTCCACGTTTAACCATCTTAAAAGTATTCTCATTATAATACTCCTGACCTCCTACAATAGCTATTTGACAATCATTATAGAAAAGGAAATCATATCCGGTGTCACAGGCTTCCTCTTCTGACATTCCCCGTTGTCTACATTTTAGCCAGGCAATATCTTTCTCTTCTCTCCATGACTTTTTCCGAAGCATCCAATTCTCCCATGAGAGATCTGTAAAATCCGGATGAAGAAGATCTTTTCGTCCTGTGAATTTATTTTCACAAGAGATCTTCCAAAAGTTTAGATAAAAATAATGTTTTTCTGTTATATCCAGGTCCCCGTATCTTGGATCTTCACTATTGCATTTAACCATATAATCCAGATGAGGAATGTATCTATCGCCATTAGGTTGAACAATCATATTGATGCCGTCAACAAATACGTCACCACCTTCCCATATTACTGCCTTTTTGACAGCATATCCTTTTTTGCATCGGTTACGTTGTTTTAACCACCATGCGGAATCTTTTATGTAATTCCGGATAAATTTATCATACTCTACTTTTTTAGTAGGTATATCTTCTGGTTTAACAAAATATAAATCTTTCTCATGAGGAACATCGTTCTCAAAAATCACTGGTGAAAATCGGTTAGTTTGTACAAATAACATTAACTCAATTCTTCTGGTTGTTCGTAATTTTCTCTACTGTCAAACATTCTTTTTTCTGCTTCCTCTTTTACTCTATCAACCTCTTCAATCTTTAGGTTATCCTCTACCTGTTTTATCATCTTACTCATAGACAACCAACTCTCGTAAAGTTCTTCCTTCTTCTTCATATTAGGAATTTCAATCTCCCGATCTACCGGAACCTGATGAATTACCCCATCCTCAGTAGAAACATTAATAGTGGTTTTAAGATTATATTTTACTAACATTGGCAGTTTATCCATTACTTTACTTATCTCGATAAAATCATTTTTAATGCCCTCTATCATACGTTCATTAATAGTAAGGGTAAGATCTCTGTAGATCTCAATAAGAGCATCTACACCATCCCTACGCACTATATCATCCCATTTGGAGTTCTTTAGATAATCCTTATTAACTTTTACTATCCTTTCCTCTACTGGTTTGTTCCAAAATATTCCCCTGGGTTTATAAATAAAGTAGATCCCAGTTATAACATCATTAAAATATGATTTCTCCTTCCCAGTCTTATCGTTATTCCATATCTTTTTAACTTCCGGAAGAGTAAATCCACCCTCAGAACAATGTACTTTATTCTTATACAGATATAGAAAGTCCATGATGCTAT